ATTGGAGTAATCTCTGGAAGTTTAGGAAAGGTTGCTACTGGCTCAGGTTGAGTTGATGCAACTGCAGCATTGCCTGTTACACGACTTTGGTTAAGTTCTTGGTTCTGTCCGTATGGCATACCTGTGTAGTTGAGGTCAGCGATACCGCTTTGACCTGCGCCACCTGTTGCTGAAACGTTTGCAGGGTTGTACTGAGGACCGCCATTGGGACCACCACGATTTTCTGGTGCTGTTGTCATTGCGCCTCCTACTTAGTTTCTTGTTCAAGAATGTGAAATGGAGCCGAAGTTCCATTGTTATTAACTGCTGCAATTCTCATTGCATCTAATACTGTTGCTCCTGCGTGAAGCGCACCTAGTGCGTAATCTCCACCAGAACCAATTGCGTAAAGTCCTGTGTCATTCATAGCAACTGCGAAGTCGCTGTCTAGTTCAAAGATAGTTCCATTGACACCGATGATGAGTTGTAGTTCAAACTTGTCATCGTTATCTGTTGACTTACCAAAGTCAATACCTGCATCAGTTAATGTTGTCTTAAGTGATGGTGCTACTTTGTTAATCACAAACTCATAAAGGTTTGTCTTAGCCTTTGCTGTTACTAGTGGAGGCGACCACCCGTGGAGTACCACTTGCAGAGCACGATAGTCACCAGCACCACCAATAATGTAACTTCCACGTTCAACCGCCTTTACCATTTCAGGATGTGTGTAAACTTTTCCACCCTCAGCAACTCGTGAATCAGATGCTATGACGCAACCATCTGCGTTTTGTACGCCAATAATTGTTGTCATTGTCCCCGCCTCTGTTATCTACGTGTAGTTGTTGCTACTCTTGCTGAACCTTTACCACTTGATGTCAATGCTGACACTAAAGTTTGAATATCTGGTCGTGCTTGTGGTGCTAACTCAGGTGGTACTCCGCCTTCTGCTGCCATCTCTGGAGGAAGAGCGCCTCCTGCTGGAGAAGCGGCGGGAGCAGGGGACGGTTGCTCAACCATAGGTGCTTGCCCAGCAGGAGGAACTGGTTGCTGCGGAGTAAATGTGGCTTCAATTGCGTCTTCTAGGGCAGTACCCTTTTGACGTGCCTTGATAACCGCAGCAATTTTATTTACCATCTCTGATGGGTCTTGTCCCTGAGTTGCCATTGCTGGAATAGCCTGAGCCATTGCAGTAATACCACCGAGAAGTGCTTGACGCATATTTTCAATTTCAATTTTCTCAAGTTCTTGAGTGACGTTTACTGTGAATGGTAGTTCACGCATCGCCATATCCTTGGAGATTAATCCGCCTCCCAATGCTTGTAGCATAAAGATAAGACCTTGCGCGGGATTAAGACCAGCAAGCATACCGTAACGAACATCGGCAGAATAATCACTCTTGATATCTTTAGAAGGCTTGTAAGTAATTTCATAAGGTGAACCCGAATCTACTCCGCGAATTGTTTTTTCTTCAGGGAAAATAAGTTCATCTACTTCAAAACAGATGCTGATTACATCACGTAGTGCTGCGGCAAAGATTGCTTGTGCAGATTTAACCTGAGTATCAAAGGCTCCCATAAGAGCCTGTACACCTTGACCTGTAACGATTGATGCGTCAATGTTTCCTGTACGTCCCTCAGGATAACGAGCACCAACACGTAGTTCAGAGTTGAGTAGTTGTGATTGCTGGAATGCGCCCTGCGGAACGTTGAGTTCTACGCGGCGTACACCTGCTGGGTTAGATGTGTAGATAACAGCATCTCCACCAAGTTGCAGTTCGTTAACATCTGTAGGCAATACGATTGGTGCCTGTACAGACTTCTCTGCTGCTTCCATAGCAAGTAAAGCAAAACGATTACGAAGTAATTGAATACCGAGGATGTCGTCAAACTGTCCACGGAGTTCGCTGTCAATAGATGGTTTACGAGCAACGACAATGTGCATCTTGCCAATTGGATTGGCTGCCTGTGACAAGATAAGGTTCTGCTTGTTTGGCACGTAGATGATTGATTGGTCTTTGTCGTAGTAACGAATCATCTCAACCTGGGCTGTCAAATCCTGGTCGTATCCTCGTTGTCCGAGTAACTGGGATTCGTAGTCAGGGAACTGAGATACGAGTTCGCCTAGCGTCATTGAGTATCGCTTAGCAAATGCCACACAACGTCCATAGCGGTCAAACTCTGGGTAAGCACCCACTGGGTTTTCTATGCGGATACGTGGCAGTTTTGCTTCTTCATCCAGTTCAATTACGAACGGGAGGAAACCATAGGTTAGGTACCAGTCGGCACCTTGGTACATTTGTACTGAAAGGTCTGAGTGTGAGAAGTAGTTAGACGCAATACGTGTGCGCTTGTCAGCGAAGTTACGTGCGCGGTCATTGACAGCGTTTGCTGCAGAGCAATTTACTGCTGGCAGCGGAGCCATAACCTCAGATAGGTCACGTGCAACAATGTCAATGAAGTTGGCAACTACGTTAGAATCGATGCCCTCTGGAAAAAAGTCAGGGTATACTTCAGAAATCTTTCCCTTACGGACTGCGAGTACGTCAAGGTTACGCTGGTCGCGTTCTCCATTAAGGTGGCGGAGAGATTCAACTCTCGCAAACACCTGTTGCTTTGATAATGCCATTTGGTTTCCTTATCCGTACTGCTCTGACCATTGGTCTGCTATGACCTCTTGAAGGTTAACTGAGACTCGGTTTGATTTCTGTGCTCTTGTAGCCCAACGATTTTGCGTATATGACTGTAAGCGAGAACCCGCTTGCATCAACTCGCGTACACGAATGACTGCAAACCACAGTGCCATTACGCAGTCTGTAGGGTTTCTAGTATCAGGCTTCCAGGTAATCAACTCTTGAACTAGCGTCTTAAGACCTTCAGAGCCTTCGTTGCTTGGTAGTTCAATCAGGTTGTTATCTTGGAAACGTCCATCTCGTGTATTGCCAAAGAGTGCTGCCATTGACGCTACACCAAATGATGTGTCCCATTTATTCTTACCAGTAAAGTGTGAGTTCAGTTGACATCCCCACTGCGCTAAATAGTTTCGCAGGTTGTCATCAAGTGCGTATGCCTTCTGGTGTGCGTTGATTTCGATACGCAGTTCTTGAGGGCGGTACTTCTGAACCCATTCTTCAATGAGGTCTTGAATCTTTTGTGGAGTTGGCTCGGTCATATTGACACAATCCAAAACATATATCTTGCCATCGGCACGGTTGTAAGTAACTACTACTGCACCTGTGGCACCTGCCATAGCAGGGTCAAGTCCGATAATGGTATGAGAACCTTCAACGCGTTGAGGATGTCCTGGTACTCCAGGTTTTAATGGACCACGCTTACGCATTCCATTGACAGAACCTGCAACGCAGGTCGGAGAAAAAATTGCATCCTCTGTGACATCTTCTTGCTGGTAGACCATAGCCCACACGGAAGGAGATACTTGAGAGCGACGCTTGAATAAAGATTCACCGTCCCACTTTGGATAATTACCATTTGGCAGTTGGTCGTCTTTGTCGTTTTCTTGACGGTCAGTTTCTGCCCACAATGTTTTCCACTGTGTAGGGTCTTCATCAAATTCTAAAACTGCTGGCATAGCGCAGTAGGTAAAGGGAGCAACTCCGCCAGACCATTGACCTGGGTCACGTAGCATCTTGTAGAGGTCTACTGGTGCCACTCTGGTTCCGACGATAATTAACTTACCGTGTCGACCAAGACGGGTGATAACTTCTTTCTGAAGCCATTCCATCTGCTTTTCCCACTCGTGGGCGTTAGTACCCATCACAGCATCGTCGACGATAATCAAGTCAGCACGAGCACCGTAAATCTGAGAACCGATACCCAAGGCTTGGACCGTAGGGTCCTTCTCACCAGAGTCGCGTCCTGTTCCCAGGTAAATCATATCTGCCGCCCACTGGGTAGCATCCTTCTGGTATCCACCGTTGGGACCGAAGGCTGTCTGCATCTTCATATAGGCAGGGTGTGAAAGTCTAGTTTTGATAGCACCAAGGAACTTACGAGCCATACCCTGAGTCTTAGAGACAATGATAACTCGGATGTTAGGGTTAGTGACGATTCGATATGTCACATAGTTGGTCGTGATAGTTGTCGACTTGGCGTGCTCAGGCGGTACGTTGATAAGTACACGGTCTGGGTCGGAAGGTTCGTAGGTCATACCCTTAGGCTGCCAGCGGGGTGGTACCCCATCAATCAGGTCGAGCCAGTTCAACTGGTGAGGGAACATCTTAGAATCTAAGAACTGCTCACAGAAGTCAGGGAAGGAGATATCCTTGAGTTCCTTCAGGTCAGCCTTGATGCCCTTACCCTGAAGGCGTGCCTTGTCAGCGCGTTCCTTGAACTCAGGGTCTTGCATTGACCACTGGCGGAAGGTTACATCGTTTCGACCTACGGCTGCCATAGCAGCGGTAATGGTCGCACCTTGCTCTAGGAGCAATAGCATCTTCTCTTGTGCCTCAGCCTTGGAGATGTTTTGAATCCCAGGCTTGCGTCCTCTAGTTGCCATCAGTGTCCCCTAATAAAAGCCCCCAACACCTCAGTGAGATGCGGGGGTACCCAGGCTTTTCTGCAGCAGTCTCTGGGTCTGTTCTAGTCGCCCTCTGTAAGTTATAAAGCGGTATAATAACGCTATCTGCCGAACGGCATAACTCTGGCGTTTACTCAACATTTAGTCAGTTAGTTATTTATATATTATAACTAACGAACGAGCGTAGTCCCAAACGAAGCGAGTTCGTTTAGAACTATAAAGATTAAATCTTTACATATAAGATAACCTGTAGGAAGTACCGAAACCGAACACAAGGTTCGGATATATTTTATAATAGTTGCCCTCTGGCAACAAAAGCCCTGGTCAGAGCCTATATTAAGGGGGGTGAATATAACAGAAAATTATAATGGGAGACATATATATACACCTGACTGACATTATAAAGACCCTGGGTCATAACTATACACTGACATCTCTTTATTTATTTGTCGACATTTACTTATTCATCTCTGACTTAAGACATAAGCCCCCCTTGAGGGCGGGCATCTCTTTATAACTTTATTTAATAAATGAATTATGAAACAGTTATGTATCTTTATTAATTGAATTGGTGAGATTGAACTATCCCCCTATCCAATCCGAGGGGGGGAAGTCATTCATCAAATGTCGACTTATCGACCCTTAAGATTTAATTGAACTTTCAACTATCCCTTAAC